GCGTTTTTGCGGTCATATCGTTTAGCGTCGGAATGCGCTTTGGCCTCGCGGAGTTTTTTGATGATCTCCGGCATAGCCTCTTTTTCTACTTGCTCGACTTTTTTGTAGTAGGCGGGGTCTTCTTGCAGATGATCCTTGGCAATTTCGCCGGCGATTTGATTGTTGTCTGTGTGTTCGCGCTCATGTGCTTTTCCTTCGGCTAACGCCTTTGGAGGAAACTGACGATCGGGTACGTTGTCTGCCTCGCCGCCGTGGAGAAGTTCGCCGGCCGATTTTTTATGCGCGGTTTTAAGGCCGCAATACCCTGATTTTTTGCAGATACAATTGGCCGGGCATGTGCAACGCCCGGAGCAATTGCAGTCGTAGCTTACGTCGGTGTTACTAAACCTATGCCCGCTCGCCTTTTCAGCAGAGGTTTCGTAACACTTGCTGACGTCGTTCTCGCGCATCACGTTGCGGCGGCGGACAGCTACTGTAATGTGAAACGGCTCATCGTTTTTGATAGCTGGCGTCAGCCCGTAAGTTTTTCGGAGCGCGGCGAGCTCCGGGCTGGATACCTGGATAAACCAGACTTTGCTGACGCCGTCAATATTACTGACCGGCACTTCTTTAACCGGTCCAAGCGTATAGCGAAACGCGTGTCCGCGCTCGTTGATGTTCTTAGCGCCGATAGCTTCTACTTCGGCGGCTGTCATTACTGATATGTGCGCGTTTAGTAGATCTTTGTCTACGTTCGGCACGTTCATGGCGCCCGCGAGCGGCAACTCGACGCCCGGCGCGTTTAACGCGTCAAAAACACCGCGCACAAGCGCATTAGGTACGGACAGCAGCAGCCAGCCGCTTTTAGCCACATACAGCCGGCCGGACAGACAATGCGTATTAACCGCGGCTTGGCTTGATTTAACTAACCAACCATGCGCATTACCCGACTGATAAGCCGCAGCAGCGCTGTCGGCCGAAAACGCGGATAAAACCGATAAACCGTCCATAGGCAATCCAGACTGCTCGAGTAGGACTCGAACCTACAACCCCAGCATTAACAGTGCCGTGCACTACCATTGTGCTATCGAGCAATTATTTACGAGGGGCGCTAATCTCCGCGGATTGCGTTACTGGCTCCGGGGCTGCCGAGGCGGCCGAGGCGGTCACGTGCTGAACGGCAGCTAACGCAGAAAATCGCAAAAGAATCGAACAGACAAATGAGCCAAAAATTGCCGCCCAGCTAAGAGTTTTTCGCATCTTTGCTGTCATTTCTGTAGTCTCCGTCGCGATCCCGTTCGTGCGTGATTTTGACACTAATGCCGGCACCAGCAATTACTGATATTAACAAATCACTGAGCGTGGAACCACCCATGCCGGCCAGTACGCAAATTCCGAGCAAACCAGACACATTTTCAGATTTTAAGTAGTTCTGGTACCAGATAAGCGCGATAGCGAGCCCTAAAAACCCAGCGTTTAACATAGCGCTTATTACAGAAAGCCAGGAAAGCCGCTTTGCGAAGCGTAAAAGCGTCGCTAGGCCGGCGAAAGCAGACACGCCAAAAGCACTGGCGAATACAGATAGCGAATGAAAATATTCGTCTAACACGTTTTCGCTCTTACTGTTCGGTTACTTGCTAATTGTCGTAAGCCCCTGTGATCCCCTCCCACAGGTCCAAACCCCGGCGAACCGGGGCATTGCAATGACTTTCTAGGGTGTAAACTCAACCCCGTGCGGCATTCATTGCTCCACCTACCGTGTGCGCGGCCATAGCCTGACCACGGATTCCTGTCAAAACGCCTTGCATCCCTGCGCAGCGTTTTGCTTCCCTAACCAGTCGGCCACCACGACTAACTTACGACGTAACCAATTTTACCAGTAAGAAAAGTTGGGCTGAAATTCTTACAGAATTTTCGCGGCAATTAAGCAGCCGCGAGCAACAGCATGAAGAGGATCTGCGGCGTGCCGCACAGTTTTAACGGGTAACGGAAAGCCCGCTTCTTTGAGTTTTTTAGCGAATAACGGTACAAAACCGTTCGCCTGAGATGTGCCACCGCCGACAGCAATAACAAGCGGCTCTTTGAATTTAGGTAATAGTTTGTGCCCAGTTAACGCGGCAGACAGTTGCTTGGCCGTGTACTCAATTAACCTGTCGTAGTACGACGAAACAGCGCCAAGAATCGGATTATCATTCGGCTCGCCCACTGTAAACTGCCCGTGCTCTTTTTCGGCCTGGACTACCGAGTCTGGCTCGGAAGTTGCCACGGCCGCCATGCGATCTACCCAGTCGCCGGACTTGGTAGTCGAAAATGTTACAGTCGGTTCACCGTTTAGCATTACGCAAACGTTTACCATACCCGCGCCAAATGACAGGCCGACACCGGTATAGTCGTCATTTTCAAACTCCGAGTAGCACAGCGCCTCGGCTTCGTTAATCGCGCGCGGGACGTAGCCAGCCTCAGACAGGATGAGCTTTACTACGTCTTCGTGGTACCCGACGTCAAAATCGTCGTCGGTTTGATCAACAGGCTGCGCCGGAATACAAAACACGATTTTCTCGCTAGGAACAGCCGGGCCGCAAACTTCGCGCAGAATGAATGCAAGCACGCGTTTTGCGTCCTTTTCTTTCGGCGATACGACGCCGCGGTACATAGGGCGCTTGGCCGAGTCGTTGCGTTCAACGGCCTTTTCGATAGCGTCCTGACCCAGCAGAATAAACGCGCCAGATTCGTCCTTAACAAAAACACGGCCAGCCAACCCCTTCTCGATCATCTTTGTCGCGACGGGCGTAGTCGGCTTGATGACGTAAAATGCATCACGAAAGTCTTTGTATTCGACTTTGCCGTGTTCGCCGTCTTTGGCCATAACAACAAAAGATGTACCAACATCTAGGCCTTTTGCCATGTTATTTTCCTTTTAGCTGCGCAAGTTTCGACACGGAGGCTCCAATATCATCGTCTGATTCGGTGGTTTTGCCAAGTGTTGTTTTTTCGTTCTTGACAAAATCAGCTGTTTTTATAGCTGTAACAAACTTACGCTCATCAATTTCGATTTTTTCGCGGGCTGTGTCTTCGGCGGCTCTGGCCACAAAATCCCGCGGTTTTTCGCGCTTTTCGCGCTTTTCGCGATTCGCGAATTGCGAATATTGGGCAGGTTCCACTTTCTGGAAATTGGAAAATGACCACCAAATTAGGTCCAGCCGCCCGACAGCGTATCCAGCTACATAACCAAAACCTACACAAATAGCGCCCAGAACGACGACATAAAAATACGGAATACTGATTAACATGCTTTCTTCCAGCCTTTGTGCGTTTTAAGCCGGCCGCTATTTAAACTGCGCATATGCCCGGGATTTAAATCGTTGTCGCGGCAAAATTGCTTTAGATTTGTAAATGTAACAGATTGCCCAGCTGGATTAATAAACGTATATGTCTTGGAGTACCGAGCCACAATAGTCGCGCGCCCGCGTTTTTGCGCATCCGCTAGCTGTTCTTTTGATATGCCGTGTACGCCGGCACCCATAGCGTGCGATTTATGCCCGCCGAGTTTCGCAAAGTGCATGTGCCGGCGTTTTGACATGCCAAAAAACCCGCCGCCGTTAGCCACTACGCGCAGCCCGATCTCGCGCTGCTCCTGTGGCGTGAGCGCGGGACGGCCGGCGTAACTACGGTTCAGGCAAACATCCGGCCCTAAGTGCTCAACGTTTGTGAGCGCATCGCGTATGAGCTTCGTTTCAAGCTCGTTTAGTTGCCGCGTATTTTTCTTGCAATGCGGCAGCTTTGCCGCCCACAAAATGACTTTTAACGCCGTAATTTGATATTCTGCGTCATTTATGTCGTTGTAACGTTTGAACGTCTTTGACGATCCGAAATACATTACATCGTCTTCGGGGTGCTTCGCAGTGATGCGCGACCCGTAATAAAACTTATACCCAAGCTCTGGGTACAAAATTACGTAGATGTAATGCCAGCGATGCTGCATCACTGAATCCGTTCAGCTCGATATTTCAGCCAGATCCTTCCGGCTGTTGCAGTCTATTTTACTAAAACGACCGCAAAATCGTTTTGTGGCTGACAGGGTTGCCGTCAAGAATCGGCAACGTCTCAAAAACGCAAAATTCGCGTTCTAGTTGTTGAAAAGCCTGCGCGTCTTTTGCGCCAACGCCTTCTGGTAAATCGTCAATCCAGATATCAACTTTATAACCGTGAGATAACACAACAGCGCGCTTTGGCGAGTGATTGCAAAATATGCAGCATTTAAGCCGACTGAAAATGTACGGCCCGAATACCCTAGCAATTTCCGCGCGGCTTGCTGTTGAATCAGTGCGCCCAGTTACACATAGCACATCGTGGCCGCGCGTAACCGCTAAAGCTATAACACCGCGCCAAAAATCGATATCGCTGGTAAACGTGCGATCAAAATCAATTGCAATCGTTGTCTTCCGATACGGATTCATTTTTTGGGCTCGTACTCTAGGTTCTGCATATAACGCGAAATGATCTTGCCGACATCGTCAACCTCGATCATGTCCATGCATTTAGCGATCCACTGCCCATCTGCAAGTTTGACCGGCGAAACGCACAGACTGTTGTCTTGTTTGTCGTTATCGTTAAGCGGCACAACGCGGCTTTTCCAGCAACCACCGTGATCACAGCACGGCAGCATTCCGCATGTATGCAGAAAGTGCTGATTAGGCCCCTCTTCCCAATGCGCCGGCTCTCGGCCGCCAGCTACCACAATGCTCGCGCGGGATCGGCGTTTAAAGCGCGGATGCGGCGGAATAGCGTACGACAAATGCGCTGGAAAGCTTACTTGACTGATGACGCCAAACGCGTTGTACACAAGTCTTATGAGCTGGCGTGTCGTCGTTTCGCCAACCATTCGAATGACATTGCGCCCCGCCAGTTTTGGATGGTTGTGCTCTTTCGCGCCGACCTGCACAAACCACACATCAGGAAAGCAGCTGACCAATTCCTGATAACGCTGGAATGACCACGTTTTGGCAGTGAAGTCGTATTTGTGTCCGGCGTTAATCACCCAGTACGGTACATCACGGCCGAGTTTTTCGTGAATAGCTGAGTACCATTGCTGCTCCTGCGGGCTTATCGGCAGTATTCCGGCAAACTTAGTTGGCGGGATTGCTCGATTTAATTTTTTGGATAAGTCGTCAGTGAACGCGGTAATAAAACGAAACGGCTTCGAGTTACTGTCGTGTACCTGCGGATACTCCATGCGAAACGTCGTAGATTCGCCGTCATCGTCTGCTATTTTTGTGATCAGCGGATTGAACTCAAAAATCTCGGGAACAGACACGCGCACGTCTGTTAGATATTCGCCCGGATACGCCTCATGCAGACTAGTGATGGCGTACAGCAGCATCACCAGGTCACCCGGGCTTTGCCGGTTAGTGAGAATGAGTTTGCGCGGCATAACGCACGTAACTTATCACGCGCCGGCAGGATTACGAAGATGAAAATTGCCCATATTATTTGCTTGAGACATATGTCCGTAATCCCAATCAGCAAAACGCAACTGCCTAAATTCATCCCAGCGAGCCTGGTCATGATACTCGCCAAGAATAAACCCAACACGCGATATGTCGCAATTTCCAAGAATTGAATACTCACTACCTTCGCAGTCTAGTTTCAACAAATCAATTGTTGTGAAATTAAATCGCGCGGCTAACTGCTCTAGCGTAACTTTTTGCAGCGGCCGTTTGTCGGGCCAGTACTCGCCGACCGCGCGCGCAAGCACGGCATCCGCCGAGACGACTATAGACCCGCCAGTACTAACGCAGTCTGGCCGAACAGCATTACATAACGCCAATTCGCCAGGCTCATAGCTACACGCAGCGTGCACAATTTCGGCGAAGTCGCCGACGTTGGCGCGGAGAGCATCGATATTTTCTGGACAAGCTTCGACGCATATAATTTTTGCGTTTGGATTTTTTTCG